GTAGCCTCTCAGTACGCTAACTCCAAACTAATAGCACCAGAGTACTTTAGATGCGCCATCATGCGGTATGTTCTGGGTGATATACGAAACTCTATCTTTCGAGAAATATCTGACCGAGCAGAAGAAAATAACATTCTTAGTAGTCTTAGTGTCAATCAATCCACAATGGGCATCAGCTACGGTGCTAACTCAATCAACGCTGTAGGTTTTCGCAAGTCTAGCAGTGACCAAAAGTCTAAACTTAAATCCCTTGCTAACTATAACTGTGTCATCATTGAAGAAGCCGACGAAATACCCGAGGAGGATTTTATGCAGCTTGATGACTCACTGCGGACTGTTAAAGGTGACATCACTATTATCCTATTACTTAATCCACCGGCCAAAACACACTGGATTATCAAGCGGTGGTTTGACTTAGAGCCTAGTGATGTTGATGATTTTTATATACCCAAACTTAAAAAGGAACTAACCGATACGGTGGTGATTAGATCTAACTACTTAGATAATAAGGCAAATATAGCGCAGGCCAGTATTACCCAGTATGAGAAGTATAGGGAGACTAACCCCAAACATTACTGGAACATGATAGCCGGATATGTTCCTGAGACCGTTAAGGGCAAGATATACTCAGGATGGGAAGAGATCGACGAAGTACCTAAGTCAGCACGGCTTGAAAGGTATGGGCTAGACTTTGGATATACTAACGACCCCACTACAATCACAGGTGTTTATAAATGGAATAATGCCATAGTTCTTGATGAAGAGGTTTATAAAAAGGGTATGAAGAATGCACAAATAGCTGCCGCACTTAAAGAGCTAGAAGATTGTTTAACCATTGCAGATAGTGCAGAACCTAAAAGCATTGACGAACTGCAAATGTATGGCCTAAAGGTGATGGGATCTACTAAAGGCACAGGCTCAGTCAATCAGGGTATCCAGGCAGTACAAAACAAAAAGATTTACTTAACCAAGAGAAGTAAAAATATCTGGGAAGAATATGATAACTACTCATGGAAGCAAAACAAGGACGGTACTGGCATCAATGAACCAAAAAAAGGATACGACCATGCACTAGACGGGGTAAGGTATGCTATAGCTGATCTATTTCCTATTGATTATGAGGAGCTTAGCAAGAAGTCAAAGTCTAAAGGTCAGGTACTACTAGATAGACTAAAAGCACAAAAAAGAAGCAGCGGAGGTTGGCGATGATTACCCAGGCAAAAGAAACTAAGGAAAAAGTAGTTTATAACCTGCGAAAAGATATGGCGCAGTTTGGTATCAATGAACTTGAATTAGATGAGCGCATCACCGTTTTATACGACGAGCATCATTTCAATCCCAAGGAAGACGAGAGCGTCTGGCTGCAAAAGAAGGGCAAAGCTCCCAAGGTCTGTGAGATTTACTTCGATGACATTTGGTGCTGCGACCTTCACCAAGAAGACACCCATACAAAATTTATTCTCAAGTTCTTAAAAGGATTTCTTAAAGGCTACGAGAGCGGCAAGATACGACTAAATAGAGAACTTGCTATAGCTGAGGAAGAAGCGAAGAAGGCAGCCGAAAAGCAGGCAGATAAAGAGCTGATTAAATCAATTGAAGACCTGCCCGAGAATAGCGTGGAAGACAAATTGTCTAAAGATATTATTAAAGAAATAAAAAAGGATGAGGATGATGCTGCCATACTTTAGTAAACTTAACGATATAACTTCGGTAGAAAAAAAGATTATCAATTTTGCTTATGCTAACATCTACCACTTACTACGTGATCCACTTGATAAGTTTATTGTAGCTTTTATGTTTGATCTAGGACATTCTACAGAAACCACAGCGGTGGCCTGCAACCTATCAAGAAAAACAGTATGGGAGCGCAAAAAGAAAATACGCAAGATGTTAAAGGGCTTAAAACTTAACGGGTCTTTATTTACAGAGTAACAATTCTTGCCTTTAATACTAAAATAACTATATGAATGATTCACTACTCCAGACCTTAAACTCTAAACTAGAAGTCGCTAAAAGATTTACCAAGGAAAACATCAATGATGTTAAAGATTGGATTGAACTATACGAGGCAGAAACTCCCAAGGTTAAAACCATTGAAGAATTAATTGAAAGAGATCAAAGGTATCAGTACACCGCTAAAGTAGTGTTTGACAATGTAGAACGATATCGCAGCTCATTTTTTGAAGTAACTCCTGAGGTCATGTATGCCAAGAAGGGCAAGGAAGACGAGGAGAAGGCCGAGAAAATAGCAGCAGCCTGGGATTACCTGAGAGATAAAACAAACTTCGATCAATTCATGGATGACACGTACACCTATTTTGGATTATGTGGTTTCGTTTCAGGTCATGTAGGTTATAAAAAAGATGTAGAAACTGCTGTAGGTGAAGACGGTATTGAGTACTCACAGTATAGCTATGATGATCCTATCCTAGAGGCTTATGACTATGAAAACGAGTGGTTTATGCCTGATAGTGAGTTCAGCCCAGACGCGCGCAATGTGTCCTATTTTAGAAAAAAGAAAATGTCTAAGGCAGATGCTAAGGAGGCGTTTGGTGTTGATGTAGAAGCTACTGAGTCAATCCTGAGCAACGATGCAGCCAGTGAAAAAGACGGTGTTAAAAGTGAAGTGATGAGATGCGCCATTTATTATTACACTGGAAGACTGCCAAAGGGTCAGTTGCTAGAGTATGCAATGAAAAAGGCAAAAGAGGAGCAAGAAGGTGATTTAGAAGAAAAACTAGACGAAGACCAAGAAGAAATGCTTAAAGACATTGCAGAGTCTAAAGATATATTTTATGCAGTGTTTACTAAAAAGCAGATTTTAGAAGTTGTTAAGTCCCCTATAAATGAGACTACCTGCGCTCTTGGCAGATGGTATTCATCACCTAAGAAGTTCTTTGGATTTGGTCTTGGAAGACAATTAGAAGAACAGCAGCGACAAGAATCAATCAGAACCGGTCAGCTAGTAAGATATGCAGACCTACACGCCTTCCCTAAAATGGCTATTGATCTAAAGGATAAAGGCACAGACCCCAAGCAGCTAATGGATAGAAATAATCCGGTACTAACATTTACTAAAACCCCACCGGCATACGTCAATCCACCTAGCTCTAATGGTGCTATCCAAGCTATGCAAGGGCAGAACCAGCAGGATATCCAGACCAACTCAGGACTGACTGATCTGTCAAAGGCTCAGCAGAACAAAACCCTTGAGTTGGCCACTGGTCAAACTAACGTCATGGAGTCAAACGAAAAGCGAGTCAAGATTGCTAAAGATAAGTATTACGAGTTCTTAAAGCACATCATCATAAAAATGTTTAAGTATGCTCAAAAAGAATGGCAAGAGGAAAAGATGCAGACCATCACTGACGATGACGGCAATAATAGAGATATAACCCTAACTGGTGATGATTTTGCAGATATTAACTTTGATACTGATATATCAATCTCTTTCGAAAATCTAAGTGTAAATAAAGATGTAGTAAGGCAGCAATCAATTGTGATGTACGACAAGATAAAAGACGATCCATTGGTGAACAGGCAAAAAGTGTTTAAGAAAATGTTGAAGGATGGTTTCGGAGAGAAGAACCCGGATCAATTCATTAAAGAGACCGGTATTGAGCCTGGCATGAGGTTTATGGGTGAAGACGGCCAGCAGTATGTAGCTGATGAGTCAGGGACAATAGTACCTCAAGAAGCTATGGATGAGACAGCACCAGGCAGCGATGGACAGATGCAGCCAGCAGCAGATCAGTCAGCAATACAGGGACAGGCAAAAAGTGTTGGAGTATAAAGGCAACGCCGCAGATCCCACCGCCTCAGATGATGTTAAAGGTTTATGGGAAGTCTACGAAAAAGACGGCAAGCCCTCACTAACTGAACACAAGCTCCGTACAGTTTGGGAATCATGCGCTACCTCAGATCATTACTTCATTAAGACAGATTCGCCCAGGAGAGAAGCTACTTGCAAGAAGTGTCAGTTCATAACTAACTATATTGTAGGTATTGATATCCTCACAGATGGCAAGTTCAGCCACAAGTAACATTTTTAACCCCCTGTCCTACAATATAGGCAGACCACCCCGATTATCTCGGAAGTCTTACAAAAGAAAAGAGTACCTCTATGACAGAGCCTCAAACACTAGATGACGTTATCGACGAGGTCGTGACTGATACCCCAGAAGTAGAAGCCGAAGCCGCGACTCAGGAACTGAGCAACGAGGACACGACCGAAGCCGTAAAGGAGGATTCATATACAAGGATAGATCCAAAGACTCTCACACCTGAGCTTCAAGCTATGCACAAGAGCCTACTTAGTGATTACACTAAAAAGACTCAGACCATAGCAAAGCAACGAAAAGAGTATGAGGAAAAGATGGTGGAGTTTGAGAAACTGAGAGATCAGCCTCAAGCACAACCCCAGCAGCAGACACAGCAAGAGACCCCTCAAGGAGTTTCTAGCAATATGTCAGTTGATGAGTACACCGCCTTTATGATGTCTCAGGTTGAACAGAAACTCAATGCTCACCAGCAAGGGTTACTTGAACAACAAGAGCAGAAATACCTTAATAAAGCAGTACAAGAGTTTGAAGCAGCGGATGAACGGTTAAACGAACAGTCCCCAGCTTATGACCAATACATGCGAACAGTTGTAGGTGAAGCACTCGATAAAGAACTTCACGAATATCAACAAGAGCATGGTACAGCGATTGGATTTGATTATCAGGATAGAACGACAGATCTAGTTAGTCAGTACGAACAGTATACACAGGAAAAAGCTAAGTCAATTGCTACTCAAAAGACACAGGAAGCCTTCAAAGGTGTTAAGAGAACTGCTCCGCACGGAGTCAAGGGAACTAAAGCACCAAGCAAGCCAACTGGGAAAATGTCTCTAGATGAATCAATAGACGCAGCCTTTTCCGAATAATAATATAAAGGAATAACATGTCAGTTATTAACATCGGACAGTTAGCAGCAACAACTCTGCAAAACTACCAAAAAACTTTCGCCGACAACATCGGACGAGACGTAGTACTAATGAACCATATGAAAGCTAATGGAATGGTTCAAATAGAAGAAGGTGGTCGTGACGTTGTCATGCCTCTTGAATATGGTAACTCCACAGCAGTGGGTACTTACTCAGGAACTTCAACTGTTAGCAATCCTTACCAAGAAGGTATCGATGCAGCAGTTTTCAACTGGGTAAACTACTACGCGGGTGTTTCTATTAGTAAAGATGACGAACTCAAAAACAATGGTATGTTTGCGGTTAAAAAACTCATCAAAGCTAAGATCAAACAAGCTGAGCGTACTCTAAAAGAAACCATTGAATCTGACCTTCATATCGGTGATGGAACTACTGGAGTCTTGGGTCTGCAAACAATCGTTGCAGCTACAGGCACAGTCGGGGCTATCTCAGGTACTACAGAGTCATTCTGGAGATCTTATGTAGAAGCAACCGCCGAGGCCTTAACTATTCCTCACATTCGAAATATGGTAAATGATATTGATTCATTACCTGGTGATAATGTATCTCTAATCGAGACTACAGTTGACCTACATGCTAAGTACGAATCATTGCTTCAAGCAACTATTCAGTACAACACCACAACCACTAAGGAAATGAAACGTCTTGGTGATGCAGGGTTTGCAGCATTAGGTTTTAGAGGTATCCCAGTTGTTTACAACCGGTTTGTACCTTCTGGCGAAGTGTACGCAATCTCTAAAGCATTGAAAATGATCCAGCACAAGGACGCTAACTATGACGTCTTGCCAATGGAAAAGGTTCAAGGCCAAATGGTGTACGAACAGTACATTCTTGCTACATGTGCACAAGTTACCGACAACCGTCGAAAACTTGGCCTATTATCAGGAAAAACTGTCTAGTTACTATAAATTAATAAATCCCCCCCGTAAAAAGGGGGGAATACAAAGAAAGAAAATATGGAAAGATTCATTAACTTTGACTTAACAAAAGTCTACACAAGCGCAGACCTCGACACCCCTTCAGTAATGGAGCGATTCACTGACGCATCAGGTAATAAATACGTCTTCTTAACTGGTGTTGCAAGCACAGTTGTAGGCAGCGTAGTAACTTACGATGAAGCCGGTGTATCAACACTTTTAGTAGCAAACGCAATTGGCCCCGTAGCCATCGCAATGGCACTCACGGTAGCTTCAACAAGCGGCTGGTACATGACTGAAGGTTCAACTTCAGGAAAAGTAAGTGCAAGTTTCGCAGACAATGGAAATTGTTATGCAACTGCAACTGCTGGTCAAGTAGACGATGCTGTAGTAGCTGGTGATCGTGTTAAAAACATGATTGGTAGATCTGCAATCTCAGGTGGCCTCGCCACTCTCCAAATCTGGAGTCCTTTCATGGATAATGGTTTGTCAGCTTAACTTATTAAGCAATCAAAACTCAAACACCCTCTTAATCGGGGGTGTTTTTGTAACAATTATTAAACGACACAATATAATAATAGTATTATGAAGAAAACAAACAAAACAACCAAACCAAAAGCTACCCCGGTAAAAGATTTGGTAGAATCTATTGAATTAGCACTAAACGCTAGAGAAACTTCGCTAGATGCTAGAGAGCTGTCACTAGACGCCGCTAGAGATTCACTAGCAGCAGAAAAAGCCGTTTTTGAAGTAAATAACTCTGCCTTAGTCAAGGAAAGAAAAGAGTTTGACTCTGAAAAGGCATTAGTGGAGCAGAAGTTCACTAAAGTGAGAAGTGATGAAAAACTAACACAAGATATGCTAGAGCAAGCACTTGTTGCTAAAGATGTCGAAGTTAAACAAAAAGACATTACCGAAAAAGTAGCATTAGTTAAAATTAAGACGGAAGAAGTTGTAAAGCGAGAGTTGGCTTTATCAGTCAAAGCTAAAAACCTAGAAGAAGAAATTAAAAAGAACTTTGCTAACAGTTTCCTTAAAGGATAACCATGTCAGTGACCGTCAATGACGTACTGATCGAAGTGGCCGCAAGAATGGGCTTTAATTCAGTGCCTACAAACTCAAACGAAAAGGCGCGGTGGATTACCCACTGTAGCGATGCACAGCGTGCTGTTATTCGTAAGAACTTTTATTGGTTTACTCAGGACACAAAGTCAGTTGCGGCCATTGCTGATACTGAAAGATACGACCTAGACGATACCTTTAGACAAATAATTGATGTTAGATTAAATGGTGTTCCAGTTAGGCCAATTACCCAGCATCAACAGGCAGTTAGCTACAACTCATACTACACAGGCATTAGGCCAGTTACTAACTCCTACGGTTCCTCATACTACATTTATGGTGAAAAAGAACTCAGATTAATTCCCCCACCTGGATCAGCACCAGCGGATACAGCAGTGACCAGTGCTACTCTATCAGGATCTATAGTTACAATCACCACTACCGCAGCTCATGGTTATAGTGTTGATGATTTTATTACCATTGCTGGAGCGGTAGAAACTGACTACAACGGCGAAGTTAGAATCATGACTGTGCCAACAACAACCACCTTTACTTATCTGATAACAGCGTCACCATCTAGCCCAGCTACAGGAACTATCACCGCTACAGAGCGCAATATTGTATACAATTTTTATAAACTACCAACCAGAGTTACAGCCCTAACTGATGTTCTATTAATACCAGAATTATACCTAGAGGCTTTTTCGTCTTATGTTAAGGCTAGATTAGATCTGAGAGATTCAGAGCGTGGAAGTGCTGGAGATGGTTTAGAGGAGTTTAGTAATGTTATCGAGGATATGGACATTGAGAATAACAAACGAATGTTACAAAATACTTATTTGTTTGATTACTAACAATGAAAATAAGCTCAGGCAAAAACAACACAAGAAGCGCGGAGCTTTCGACAGGTTTTCTAGGTGGCCTAAACACTTTTCAAGATGAGAACAGCATTAAAGACTCTGAGCTAACCGAAGCTAAAAACATCCTACTTGCCGTTGATGGTATTGAACCACGCCCAGGAACGTCAGACTACGGCGTTGCCTCTGGTAGTAGTGTACTTGGGATGTTTGGTTACTATAAATCAGATGGTACAAGGCAGTTTTTAAGATACACCAACGGTGCTAATAATATCCTACAAAAGTATGTATCTGGCACACCAACTGACATAGGAGCTGAAACTTTTGATGCTGATGCAAGGATGAACTTTGTGCAGGTCTATGACAAAGTATACGGCTTTAATGGTATTGATCCTCTCTATACCTATGACGGGACAACAGTTGAGAAATACACCGAAATAACAACCCCAACGGGCTTGGGAGTGGTAACGGTTGGGACGGCTGGTACAACCTCTTACAGCTACCGAGTATCGGCGGTAAATGATACAGGTGAAACTCTAGCGGCCACGTCAGTATCTATTGGAACAGGCAACGCATCCCCTAACGCTACTAACTTTAATAGAATTAGTTGGACGGCGGTTACTGGTGCTACTGGTTATAATATCTGGGGTAGAAAACCAACAGGACTTGGAGAGACATATTTAGCTACGGTTTACGGCGTAGTTACCTATGATGACAATGAGTCTGATGTTAATGGTTTTTTAATAACTCCCAGCAATTCAGAGCTGCCGCCACTAGGCAATACTACCGCAGGTGTCAAAGGCACGATGGCAGAGTTTGCATTATTTCGTATATTTACAGCAGGAGATCCAGACAATCCATCCAGACTTAGATTTGGCGGTGCTGGCACTCAGATAGGCAACTTTTCAGGTTCTACCATCGGTGGTGGTGGTATTGATGTATTCAAAAATGACGGTGCTATTATTAGAGGAATCAAGCCCTTCCAAGGCGGTGTTATTATCTGGAAAGATAACGCCATATACAAGCACAGCTTCACAGAATCGGGTATTCAAAAGCTAGAAGAAATAACGCGCTCATTTGGTGGTATTTCTTATCTAGGCATTAAACACGTTGAAAATGACATTATATTCCCTGCTAAAAAAGACGGTAGACTAGCCTTTTATTCACTAGGAAACCAGGAGAATTACGCCTCAACTGTTCTTAGAACTAATGAGCTGTCAATCAAAGTAGCTTCAAAGCTAGCCAACGTGAACACCAGCAAAATGCAGTTTTCTGCTGCCTTTTATTTTAACAATGTCTACGGCTGTGCCATCCCTACGTCAAGCTCCACGGTAAATGATCGCATCTGGTGTTTAGATACCAGGTTCGGTGCATGGACTTACTGGGAAGGTCTAACCCCTAATAATTTCACCACCTACGTGGATTCAGATGGCTCAGAATACCTATACTACGGCGATGCTTCTAGTGGCCTAGTTAAAAAGATGTTTGAAACTACCAGGGCAGACTCAGGCTCTCCCATCTCGGTGGAGTGGGCTACCAAAGCATTTAATCAAAAGTCTTTCATGAAGGTTAAAAAATACTTTGACCCAGCTTTTCAATTTAAGAACGTCACCACCTCTGGAGCATTAGAGGGAGATATTATATTGGATGGTACTTCTACAACAACACAATTTACCGTTAATCAGCAGACTACCGGCGGTGCTGGTGTGGGTGCTAATCTAATCGGAGCGGTGTTGGTGGGTGACGCGACTAATGGCACGAATTTAGGCCAGGCCAGCAGCTCAGACATACCGGTTATTGTGTACTTTATAGACTACGGCAGATCAATTAAATATAGATTCAGATCAAATAGTGCTACAGCTAGTTACAAATTCTTATCACTTGCAACAAACTTCACAATCTTAACAGGCAGAAAATTATCACAAGATACATACGTGTACGGGTAACAATTATCTACTTTAATTATAAAATAGGGATATTATGGCAAACCTTCTATATTTAAATCAATACTTTACTACTAGCATTAATGTAGGTGGTGGCCTAGATGCTTCTCAAACTACGGGTATTATTCTCACGGGTGTCGATGGCCTTGATATTACTAAACCAGGTGTTGCATTGTTAAACTATGCAGAACCACTTAATACAGCATTGGCCGAGTGGGTCACCTATACATCAATTGATGGCTCTAATGAGCTGCAAGGTGTAACTAGAGGTGCTGAGGGATACGCAGCCAAACCACATGATAACAGTGTGACCGTAGCTTTCCCATTATCTGAGAGTCATGTCAACAACTTAGCAGATGCGTTATCTATTGGCGGTGTTGCTACCAACGGCGTGACTACTACCCTAGATGAAGACACAATGTCTAGCAATAGTGCCACCTCACTTGC